ACGCCGTAACGCTCTTTAACTTTAAGAGTTTGGATGTCACGAGTTGGGTCATCAAACTGCTCCGTAGAAATTTCGTCTTTTACAAGTAATACACCAATGTTGTTACGGTCGATTACGTAGAAGCTAAATTTCTTATCAGCTTGGTCAAATGGTACGTAAGGAGAGAAGATAACGTTCAATCCTAGTGCATTTGAAGTATTGAATGCTTTCGGGTCTTGTCCACCAGTGCCTTGTCCGAATGCTGCTACAGAAGCTGATTCTAACATAGCGTTTTTGTGGAATAGGCTCCAGCATAATGGGTGCATGATGATGTCAGTTGGAGTGAATCCAGCAGACATGATAGATACAGCCATATCTACTAAGTCATCAGCAGATAATGTACCATTGTAGTTACCATCGAATCCACGACCTGTTGGGTAACCATCTTGTGTTGGTTGGAATAAATCTGCATCGTATACAACGTGACCATGACGGTTGAACTCTTCGAAGCAAAGTTCTTCTTTCTTACGAGCCATTGCACGACCAGCAGCACGTAAGTGTAAACCGATAACGTCCCATTGAGAGTCAGAAAACATCTCATCAGTGATAGGTACTTTAAGACCGTATTTCTTAACTTTAACATCCACAGTTCCGATGCCTTGTTTTGTTAAGTTAAGTAATTGGTTTGGATATTCTTGTCCTTCTTGAACTTCTTCCGCACGGATTGCTCCGAAATGGATGAACTCCATTGAACGACCTTCTGTTAAACTAACTTTTTGGAAAAACTCAGATACTAGAGTCATTGGCTCAGCAGCCTCTGTTACTACTGTTGAGATTACTTTTGGTAAAAGAATATTAGCATCAGCTGTTGTTAATGCCTCAGATACTGTAAGACGTTCTGCAACTTTCTTAGAACCTCCGAAAGACATCATCTTCGTATAATTTTCTACTAATTGTACTTGTTCCATGTTGAATCCTCCCTAACTGTTTTAAGAGTAGGAGGGGACTTTGTCCCTCTCCCTTTTCATATTTTCAAAGCTTATCGTTGAAGTAAGATACGTACCGCACCTACAGAACCTGCGTAATCCCACTCAGTTGGAATACCAGCTACTGGGTCTACAACTAATTCTGCTTCAATTGTTACATCTTTTAATACTTGGTCTTCTTCGATGTAGAAGATTACCATGTTGTTTTCGAAGTCGATATGTACATCTTCGCCGTGTACTGATACTACAGCACCGTCTTTGTTAGTGTACTTAACTACAGCTGGAACAGCTTTCGTCTTGTTGATTGGGTGATGTAACTTAACGTATACTGCACCGTTACGAACGCCTTTAGGAACTGTTACTTGAGCTCCAGCGATTTCAACTTTATCGTTAGCACGAACTGCTTCAACGTTACCGCTGTTAGCTTTGATATCGTACTTGTTGTCGATTTTGAATGAACGACGCTCTTGAGCACGGAAGAATCCATCTGTTAAGAATGGGATACCTTTTGCCCAACCTTTACCGATTAAGTTCTCTTCAAACTTAGGTTTCCATCCTTTGTTTTGGTAAGGGTAGCCGTAAGGGTAAGCCCCAGCATCTTTACCGTTTTTCCCTGCTGATGGAGCATGAGACATAGCTTTTAACATTTCTTCTAACTCAGGGTTAGCTAATTCCATGTAGTATTGTAAGAAACCAGCTGGTGGTAATTCACGAGTAGCTTCCCAAACTTGACCTACGATTTGGAATGGAGAATCTTTAGCAGTATCTAGTTTTACGTAGTTACCGTCTTTACCAACTTTTACGAAGTCACCCGGCTCTAACTTAGTGTTAGTAGTTCCATCTGCTCCACCTTTAACTCCACCGTAAGCAGCACCATAACGCATTGCTTTTGCAAAACCTTGAGCTGTTGCTTCGCTTTCGTGTTCGAATAATGGTACTTCGATGTAAGAACGAGTGATGATTGTACTTTCTCCACGGTTCATACCGTCACGACGTTTTTTGTAAGAGTTTTGTAAGTTAGTACCAATGAATTTGTTAGTACCTTCTGTTGCCTGTTTAATTGTAGGTAGCATACGACCTGTTTCTGAATCATATTCAGCTGGGCCAGCTTCTACAGCTTTACCTTTAGCTAAAACAACTGTTTGTTGTCCTTCTGGGCCGTATTCATATAGGAAGTGCTCTGCTTCATTTGTTTTAGATACTGCGAACTTCTGAGCAGGAGCCGCACCTTCTGAGATTACTAAGTTCGTATGAGACTTGTTACCAAATGTATATTGGCTGTTGTTGTTAGGAAATAAACCTGCCATTTTGTATTCCTCCTCTTATTATCGTTTACCACCGAACATGCGAACTAATACTTGTTCAGCCGTTAAGCCTTCTGTAAGGTTCGTTGCTGGTGTTTGAGTTTGTTGTAATTGTTCAGCTACTGGGTTCTGCACTCGTTCTACTACACGAGGAGCCGGAGCAACTGGAGTAGCTACAGATTCTGTTAACATGTCAGCAATACTATCAGTAAGAGATTCTGTTGAACGCTCTTTAAATTTCGCAACTGCTGTTTCTCTATCAGACTCTTTACCTAGTGCTACTCGTAAATCAACTAAATGACTTACTTTGCTTTCACGAAGTTGTTCAGATAACCCTGTGTTCGCTGTTACTAAATCTTGGCGAGCTTCTTGCTCATCCTTTAATTCTTGTTCTGCAACTTTTAAAGCATCCTGTAAACGTTTAACTTCTGCTTTTAAGTCAGCAACTTCTTGACTCTCTGTAGGAGCCTCTGGAGCTACCGGTGCTTCTGGCGTTTCAGGCTCAACCACTGGAGTTGATTCTGTTACTGCTGGTGCAGGAGTTGTTTCAGGAACTGCTGGAGTTGCCTCAGTTGTTTGTTCTGGCTCAACTACTGGAGTTGGCTCTTGAACTGGTGTGTTCTCAACTGGCATATTCTCGTCCTCCTTGTTCTCTGTAGTGTGTTTGCAAGAGCATCCACAATGTGATTCTGTCACCACAATAGATTCTCTATTTGTAGATTCACGACTAGCATTAAATGGCTGTTGCATATCGCCGATGTTCACTACCATTGCGTCTTGGTCAGCTGGGACGTTAACCCAAGATAGTTCATCGAACCATAGATTGCCGCAAGTCCATTCAGCAGTTTCTCCGTCGTAAGATTCGCCTCTCATGTGGCCACAGAATCCTTCGTTAATAATGTCTGTGTGACAAATCGTACAGACAGCGGAATCTGTTGTCGCTCCGATTGATACCGTTAGCAATCTACCATCTAAGATGTCTTTAATTGCTTTTGGGTGTGAAATCTTTGGAACAACGATAATACCCGGTCTACCAGCTACCGTATACTCGGTAAATGATGCAGTATGAACACGGCCTGTTGCTTCCGTTTCTACATCATGATTGTAGATGATTGGTTTCGGGTAAGGTTTCGTCCAAGAGAATACCCCACTCTTTAACTCTTCATGACCTTTTAACTTGTCTGCTAAGTATCGAGTGTTGTTACGAGTCGAACCTGCGTGAATCGCTTCAATCTGTGGTAGTAAATATCGTACGCCGTTTTCTGTTGTCGCTTCTGTGAATCCAGCTTCCGGTGAAAGCCTTGGTTTCACAACAGAAGATTCAGAGATAAGACGAGGGTCGATGTCTAAACCTTTCCACTTCATCTAGTTCCCCTCCTTTAGTACGATAATGCATTCGCATCCCGGATGGTGAGGAGGTATCTCCTCTTTCCAATCTCCCGTTAAGGAAATCTCTGTCTGTTTCTTTTCACAGACATTACATGCTCTTTCGGTATATGTAACCTTTGCTGTTTCTACCCCAGCTTGTTGTCCGGCATAACATACGCCGTAATTATAAGCTGAGAACAACATCGTCTTGGAAATTAACTTTAAGCGATACTTATTCGCATGGAAGGCACTCTCTATGTATGCAATTCGTTTTGAATCCTCTATTTCCTCTGCCTTGCGTAAAGCCATCTCAAGTTCTTCAATCACTTTTTGAATGGATTTACTACCTTTGTGAATTGCATCCTCCACATTCTTTTTATGTAAGGCTAATGCCTGTATCCCTGTTTGTTCTCTCCCATCACGAAATCCTAAGTTAATTGCTTTCGCAAGATGTTGTCGGTTTCTACTTTTCATCAGGTCTTGAATTAACTTGGTTGTCAGTACCGGGATATGGTTTAAGGCTTCTCCTCTTGCCATGCGGTTAACAACGTCCGTCTTAGCCTGATTCCAGTAATCTTCGAGCTGTGATG